AAAACAATGTGAACCTAATGCACGACCCTAACCAAATTGAAACAGGGGTAACGATGTTTGAAAGTTTTATTAGTGATAAGTCTAGGGGTATTGAGCCAATGAAGGGATTTGAAGATGCACCTGATGGTAGTTGGTTTGTATCTATGTTAGTTGAAAATGATGCAGTATGGCAACAAGTTAAGGAAGGTAAGATTAATGGATTCTCTATTGAAGGTATATTTAACTACACTCCAAAAATACCTAAAGAACAACAGGTAATGAGTGAGATATATAAAATATTAAATGAAGTAGAATTAGGTGGACCGGGAAGTGGTAGGAGACCTGAAGGTGGAGGTGATAAAGAACCAACAGGTTCAGTAAAAACTGTATCTGTTGAAGATAAAGAAGTAAAAGATTTAGTTTCTAAAGCACAGGAAGCAGCACCTGAAGTTGATAAATTAGGAAAAGATTTAGCAGAAAAATATGGTGCAGTTGTTACTCCTATTAATATCAAATCAGCAGATTCTATTGTAAGAAAAACAAATACAGAAGAAGGTGGTAATTTAGGTAATATAAAAGATGCAGTTAGGAATACTATAATTACTGATGACCCAATTGCAATGCAAAATATTATTAAAGATTTAAGCAATGACCCTAGAGTAGCAGGTGGTAATGGCAGAATTAAAACTCAAACTCACGAATCTAATCCATTGGGATATAGTGGTAATTTGGTCAATATAAAGACCGCTAATGGCTTAACTGCAGAAATACAGGTAAATACACCTAAAATGATTTATGCCAAAGAAAAGCCTGAAAATGCCAAAATGATACTAGGCGAAGCGAAGTATAATCAAATTGCTAAACAGGTAGGAGTTGAAGGTGGTAAAGGACACGACTATTACGAAAAATATCGTGTATTGGTAGTTGGTAAAGATGATAAACAAAGAAAACAAATAGAGCAGGAATCTAAAAAATATTACAGTAAATTTTTGTAATAGTCAAATAATATTAGTAAATTGTGTATATGAGAAATGAGAATCTACTTACTGAAATTGCCAATGGAAAAGAGGTATTCTTTGAAAACAGTTTTGAAGAAATTGCTTTCAGAAATATTCCTGAAGGTGGCTATGAAGGTAAAGAAAAAGGTGCGACCCCATACAAAGTAGAAGGTGCACCAAACAAATTGGTTGAAGCTATTTTAGAAGGTAAAATGATTAGTAAGGAAGAATACCAAAAATACTAATTAACCTACCTTTTAAATAAAGCCTTTCTAATTTATTAGATAATGACTTATTAGATTTAGAGTATATAATCTTGAATTGTTTTGATTCAGATATATACTTTTTTAATTTGTGGTAGTTTCTGTTCCTGATACATTCCCTGACATTACATATCCTATCACATAGCTTTACTATTGAAGCTATTTCACTTTTAGATATTTTAATATAGTATGTATCTAATGGTGGCTTTTTAGTTAGTAGTTTAACATTAGTATAAACTTTATTGCTTATCTGTTTAAGTTTATTTTCATATAATGTGGTATCTTCTAATATGTCGTGCAATGCACATACAGAAAGGATTACATCCATTTTATTACTTTTAATATTGTTTTCATTACAAAACTTTTCTGCTTCAAACCATACATCTAATAAATGATATAGATAAGGTTTTATGCCATACTGCTGATACTTATGGTATTCAGCAGCAAGTGCAAGTGAGTTATATTTTATTTTATTCATATTTAGTTTATTAAGCATACCAACTAGAGTAAACTCCTTTTTCTTCTTTGCTTTCAATGAAATTGCAGAAACATCCATGCTTTGCTTTTATGTGGTAGCTAATTTCACCATTATAACTGACTGAAAGATTTATTCTTTTTAATATTGGTTCACCAACAAAAGAATCTTTAACAGGCTTAACATTAGCACACATATAACCTTCAGTACCTGAAACATAAGAACTAGCAATTTCTCTCAAAATTACTGACTTTTCTTTAACTTCTATGATTTGGTAGAAGTCAATGTTAGTTTGGTCATATCCCCAAGAATTGTAAATGATTGAACCTTCAACAAAATTGTGATTCATATTCTTTTGTGCTTCCTTCTTTTTAGCCTTTCTTTCATTTTCAGCATTAATATTTCTTTCAACTCTTTCAATCCATTCAGAACAAAATTCAGCCATTCTTTCAGCACTTCTGAACCTGTAATTAAATAATGCTTTAGGGAATCTAGCTTTGCTTTTAGCTTTCATACATAGGGCAATGTTTAATTCTTCTTTAACAGTTAGTACATAACCTAGACTTTCATACTTTTCAATTAAATTTTTCATAGTTTTTATTTTAAATTGTTTATAATTTCTTCAGTTAATTCTTCTTTATTTTCAGCCATCTTCATTAAACTCAATAAATTTTCAGGTTTATAAAGAGTGCAAATAAATTTTACTGCTTCATCTTTATTGCCACCATTTGAACACATTAACATTCCATAAGTGTTAGCAATAGAATTTTCTAATGCAGTTGGTTCAAACCATTTCATTTGTCTTAATAATGACCTTCTAGCAATTTCAAATCCCCTTTGATTTGTTAAATACTGATAAAGTTCTTCAGGTGATTTTTGGTTTTTCATAGTGTTTATTTTATTTGATTAAAAATTGGATTAAAACTGAAGCAATAGCTGAAATAATTAAAGTAACAAAAAGTTTAACTTCAATTGGAGCAGGGAGTGTTTTGTGTTTCATAGTGTTTGTTTTTGGTGTCTCTCAATGACATAGTAAAAGTACACAGGTTTTAAACACATTCCAAACATTTGCCCCACTTTTTTTGATTAATTTGATGAACGGTAAATAATAAGGATGAACGGTTAAGTGATAAACTACCTTATTTATTAACATTTAAAGAAAAATAAAATGAATCCAAAAGAAGCATTACAACAAATAAGAGCCTTATTTGAAGATATGCCACAAGTAATTGAGCCACAAGCACCTGTTGCACCTGCAGAACCTGTAGTTACAAAGGTAGAAATGGCTGAATATTCTTTGGCTGATGGAACAAAGGTTATGATTTCTGCATTAGAAATCGGTGGTAAAGTAGAGATGGCTGATGGCACTCCTGCTCCACAAGGCGAACATCAATTAATGGATGGTACTTCTATCCAAGTAGATGAAACAGGAACAATCATTGAAATTTCTTCCCCTAAAGAAGATATTGTAGAAGAAGAACCTGTTGCACCTGCTGCACCTGTAGCACCTGCACAAGATACTACTGCTATGGCAGAAGAATTAAAGGCAGAGTTTGCAGAGCAAAAAAGTCAATTAGAAGCAAAAATTGCTGAATTAGAGAGCAAAGTAAAACAAGGGTTTGCACAAGTAGCTGAATTAGTAGAAGCACTTTCAAACACTCCAACTGCTGAACCTACTCAAAAAGCAGCAAACGCTTTTCAATCATATGTAGCTACAAAAGATAGCAAGTATGAGAGATTAGAGAAATATAGAAACGCAATTTTAAACAAATAAATTTATAAAAAATGTCATTTTCAGTATCAACATTAAGCAACTATACTAAAGAAAACGAAGCACAGTTAGTGACTTCATCTGTATTAGGTGCAAAAACTGCTGCTCTTATCAAAAGTGCAGGAAACGTAATGGTTGGAGTTAAATCCGCAGAAACCATTAATATTATGGATACAGATGCTTTCTTTCAAGCAGGTGGTACTTGCGGTTGGAACGCATCAGGTACAACTTCTTTTACACAAAGAACTGTAACAGTAGGTAAGATTAAAGTACAAGAATCTTTATGTCCTAAAGCATTAGAAGCTAAGTATTTACAAAAGGCTTTACCTACAGGTTCTTCTTACGATTTTATTCCTTTTGAAGAAGAATATTCTAAGAAGAAAGCTGCAACTATTGCTGCACAATTAGAAACTGCTATTTGGCAGGGTGATACTGATAGCGTAAATGTTAACTTAAACAAGTTTGATGGCTTTGTTAAGTTGATTGGTGCTGCTTCAGGTGTTGTTGCTGCTAATGCTTCTACTTACATTTCAGGTGCACCTTTATCTTCAATTACTGCTGCTAACGTAGTAAGCATTTTTGATGGTGTGTACAAAGCAATCCCTTCAAAGATTGTAGCTGCTGATGATGTAGTAATTGTTTGTGGTGATGATATTTTCAGAACATACACTATTGCATTAAAGAATGCTAATATGTTCAATTATACTTTTGATGGTAAAGCTAATGGTGAAGTAGTTTTAGCAGGTACAACTATCAAAATTGTAGCATTACAAGGTTTGAATGGTACTAATAAGATTTATGCAATGAGAACTTCAAACTTGTTCTTAGGTACAGACTTATTAAACGAGCAAGAAAAATTTGAAATCTTCTACGCAAAAGAGGCAGATGAGGTAAGATTTGTAGCTGAATTTAAAGCAGGTGTTCAATTCGCATTTCCAGATGAAATGGTGAAGTTCATCCTTGCATAAAAATAATAGGGAGGTAAAACTCCCTTTTTTTTAACATTCTAAATTCAAAATATATGCCTTGTGCGTTGACCCAAAATTATTTAATTGATTGTAAAGATTCTGCAGGTGGTTTAGTAGAAGTCTACTTTATTGCTTCAGCAGATGTTACATCATATACAGAAGCAAGTGGAGTAATTACTGCATTAGTTAAAGCAACAGTAAAAGCTCTAGCTTATACTGAAAATGGTGGTAAGCCTAATCTTTCTAGCCCTGTAGCGGGTAAGACGGGTGAAATGAAATCAATCTTCCAATTTACTCCTGGAACATGGAAATTATATGCTAAACAAATGTTGGGTGATGAAAATGCTCCACTCAACAATGATAATGAAACATATGTAGTTAGTGAGAAAGTACGGAATTGGATCAAAGAAGGCAAGACTGCTGGTCAGATAGCATCAATGTGGAATGCAGGAGAGGCTAAACCTGATGCTTATAAACAAGGGTGGAAGGGAGTAAATAAGAAATATGGAGTAGCTTATGATACACCAGCTTATGCAGATAAAGTAATCAAATATTCAAAACAGTTTTATCAAGATGATGAAAGTAATCAAACACAACAAATACAAAAACAACCACAACAAGATGCTAGTGCAGTAAATGGAATCATGTCTATCATTAATCAGGCCAAATCTACTAAA